GTAGGCAGAATGAGTGAAAGAAATGGACAAGAAAGATTGGATGGGCTACTTGCTTCATCCGGTTCAACTTCAATAAAGACCGCCGTTGAAGCTGATAAAACTTTAGGCGGTGCTGTACAAACTCTAAGGGTTGTGTCTGCATCCCCTGGAACAATAACTTCCGCTAATATTGACTACCTAAGTTATCAATATTCAGTAGAATTGATAGGTTAGTAAGAAAGGAAAAATATGGCCATATTTATGGGTAACAAAGTTGCCGTGATTGTAGGTACAACTACCATTACTGATCATGTCAGCACTGTCAGCCTTAATCGTGAAATTGATCAAGTAGAGATCACAGCAATGTCAGATAATATACAAAATATGATAGGCGGGATTGAGCGGCCAACGCTAAATCTTGAACTATACAATGATTTTGCATCAGCATCAGTGAACCCTTTATTTGAAGATGCTTTAGGTACAAAACTAAACATCAAGTTGATACCTGTAGCAGGAACTGTAACATCTACAAATCCTAGTTACACAATGTCTTGCCTTATCTCATCATGGACACCTGTAAATGGTGCTGTTGATGCTGTAGCAAGTGTTTCAGTATCGCTTCCAGTAACTGCATTAACAAAATCAACAAGCGCGTAATAATAGAAAAGGTGGACAATGCACAAAATTGAGATTGTTAAAAAAGATGGTAAGAAAATTACCTATGATCTTACGCCATCCGCAAAGGTGGCTTTTGAAGCTGAATTTAAAACAGGTTGGCGTAAGAGATTAGGCGAATTACAAATGGAATCAGATTTGTGGTGGTTTGCCTGGCGTTTAGAAAAAGATGCAGGCAAAACCGATCTAGCTTTTGGTGATGATTACATCAATCAATACTCAGATGTTGATTTGGTTTATGACTCAAAAAATGGATAGACCGGCACGGCCAAATTTATGAAGTCGCTTCCGTGTCGGTGGCTACAGGCATTAGCCCTAAAGATCTTTTAGAGGTTGATCCAGCGATTTATTCAGCTATCAAAGCCATCTTGCAAGAAAAGTATTATCAAAACAAGAAGGCAACAGTTAGGCGTAAATAATGTTGGATATTAGTTTTGGCAGGACTAGATCTCAGCGATCCTTAAAAGCTGTCTATGTTGAAAATCTTGATGAAGTTATGAAAAAAATGAAAGAAACAGATCCTAAACTGCAAAAAGAATTTAAACGCGCTTTAGTCAAAGAAGTTAGACCTGTTGCAAAATTGGCACAAAGTTTTGTACCACACAAACCATTCCCAGGATGGCGTGATGTTAATCCAACCTATCCACCTGCCTGGGGTTGGGCAAACGATACTCAACACAGGGGTAGATCTTATGAAGGCAGTAGCCGTTGGCGTTGGTCACAAAGTGAAGTTATTAAAGGCATAAGAGTTAGCCAGGCAAAAGTCAAAGTACAAAGACAAAGACTTGCAACATTTTCAGTAACTGCTATAGCTGTTGTTAATAAATCCGTGCCAGGTATTATTTATGAATTGGCAGGCTTTGGCACTACTAGATCTAAAGGCAAAACTAGGCGCGTAAGTCGTAATCCAAATGCCAGTGAATCTTTTATCAATAAATTGCAATCAACAAGCGCATCAGCCGCACACAGAGAAAAAAGATTGGTTTATAGAGCAGGTTATCAATTGGGTGAGCAAGTAAATGATAATCTTTATACAGTATTGAAAAAATATCTAGGCAAAGAATTTAGAGGTTAATCATGGCACTAAGTCAATATGTAGCAATTAACTTTTTAACTAAATTTGATAAAAAAGGCCTAGAGCGTGCTACCAAAGAACTTAAAGGTTTTGATAAGTTTGTTGCCACAGGCGCAATTAGATTAAGACAATTTGCTAAAACAGGCACAATAGCTGCCGCTGCTGGATTGGCATTACTCACTAAAAATTCAATTCAAGCAGCTTTAAGCCAGGAAAGATTAGACAAACAATTACAACTTACTTTAAAAAGCGTAGGCAAGGAAGGTTTATTACCTGATCTAAAAATATTTATAGAGGATTTACAACGCGCAACTAATGTTACTGAGGAAAGTTTAGTGCCGGCTTTGCGCAGATTAGTTGCACAAACTGGCGATCTTGATTCTGCTCAACTTTTATTGGGTAAAGCTTTAGACATATCAGCCGGTACAGGTGCTGATTTAGACACTGTTTTAGGTGCTATAAATAAGGCCGCAATTGGCAATTATGCAGCTATATCTAAGTTAGGCGTAGGTTTTACATCTGCCGAAATTAAATCTATGGGTTTTGTAAAGTTAATGCAAAATTTGGACAAGTATGCAGGTGCGGCTGAAGCGCAAACTCAGACATTTGAAGGTCAATTAAAATCATTTAAAATTTCTGCCGGAGAAGCAACAGAAACTTTAGGTAATGGATTTTTAATTGCATCTTCATATATTGTAAGTGGCACTGATAATTTAAGAACTTTTGGTGTAGTTCTAGAAAGCATTGCTGGCGGTTTAGGTGATGTAATTATTGGCTTTGGTAAAACTGTTAGTGAAAAAGGATTTTTAAAAGCTTTAAATACAACTTTTGAAGATTTGGGTAAAGAAGGTTTTAAAGTAAGACAAAAGCAATATTTAGCGGCTAAAGGTTATTTAGGATTATCTCAACAAACAATTGATGCTTTAGAGTTGCAGGCAAAATATGGCAAAAAAGCATTAACAACGGATCAACTATTGGCAAAAATACAAGCTGATATTTTGGCTAAGCAAAAAGGTGTAACTAAAGAAAAAAATGCTCAGGCTGCTCTAGATAAAAAGAAGGCAGAATTGGAAGCAATGTTTGATCTTGATCGCATCAATTTACAGGCCGCATTAAGCCGTAAGTTAAATGCTGAAGATGAATTGCGTGTAAAGATATTACAAAAATTGCAAGATGGCACAAAAGCGGCAGTTGATGAAGCGCAAAGATATGCGGATGTGTTAAAAGTTATTGAAGATGGTAAAATAAGTACCGAAGAAATTGATATGTTAGCTAAAAAATGGGGTATTTCAACAACTGAGGTTTTATTATATTTAAGAGCTTTATTCAATGCTAATGAAGAATTAAGAAAAATGTTGGCATTATTAGATGAGTTAATGAAGAAAAAACTGCCAACTACCCCAACAACTGGAATGTATACCCCTGGATATTTTCAAGATGTGGGTAAAGCACTGGTTGGAACAATTGGTTATACCGATATGACAGCAGCTCAAATTAGTGCTGAAAGATATAAAGAATCGGGTGCGGCATTACGGGGTATTCCATTTATGGCAGATGGTGGAATTGTAAATTCACCTACTTTAGCAATGATTGGTGAAAAAGGATCTGAAGCAGTAATCCCATTAGATAAAATGGGTGGCTTTGGCACAACAGTAAATATTAATGTAGCGGGATCGGTTATTTCAGAAGGCCAATTACAATCTGTTATTCAGGATGCTTTGTATAACTTAAACAGATCAGGCGCAGTAACTCAATTAACTAATTTAGGAAGATAATGCCAGCCGCAGTATTTAACGCAAAAATTGATTTTAGCAATGGTGCTTCTTTTGATCCAGCGTTAGTTTTAGATAATCCTGCAACACCTTTAGATGTGGCGGTTTTAGGAACAGTAGCTGCTGATATTGTGGATATAACACCTTATGTAACTCAATGTTATATACGGCGTGCATTTAATAGATCATCAGATTCATTTACTGGTGGCACAGCACGCATAACTTTTGTTGATGAAACTGGCCAATTTAACCCTGCTAATACTTCATCTACTTTATACGGCAAAATTAAACCAATGCGGAAAATAAGTTTTACCGCAGTTTATTTAGGAGTTACTTATAACTTAGGATCTTTTTATGTTCAAGAATGGAATTATCAAAGCCCTACAGGTTTTGATCCAGCTTATGTAACTTTGCAATGTGTAGATGGTTTTCAATTATTAAATTTAACAACTATTACAAGCGTGACAGGTGGTACGGCGGGTCAAACTACTGCTGAAAGAATAACAAGTTTGCTTGATGCCGGTGATTGGCCAGGTGGTATGAGAAGCATTTCAACTACAGCTTCAACCACTGTCCAGGCAGATGATGGGTCATCAAGATCTTTATTGGCAGCTTGCCAGGTTGTGGAAGCCACAGACCTGGGGGCTTTTTATATGGATGAACGCGGATACGCCAAATTTTTATCACGCAATGACATCATAACTTTATCGGGGGGAACGCTGACTAAATTTAGTGATGTAGTTGGTTCAGGTGATATTACTTATCAGGCAGTTGAATTTGATATTTCAGATTATCAAATGATCAATAAGGTTACTGTTACTAGAACCGGTGGTAGTGCTCAAACTGCCAGTGATACCACCAGTATTGATGATTACTTCCAACATAGCCGTATTAGAACTGGCATTATGCAAACAGATGCAGATGCCTTAAATCAGGCATTGATGATTATTGCATCCCGAAAAGAACAAGGGGTAAATATACAGTTAAATTCATTGACAGTAGATGCGTTTGGAACTAATGATTCAAATCGGGTTATAGCTGCCTTAAATTTAGATATGTTTGACCCTATTCAAGTTACCCAAACCCTTCCAGCGGGCAATGTGGTAACGGACAGTGTTATTGCGGGGGTTACCTATGAAATCACCCCAAAATCTTTTTTGGTAACATTTACTTGTGCCCAACCCTTTGCATCAGGTTTTTTGCTAGACTCATTGGTGGATGGAAAACTTAATGAAG